AATTAAGTCTTAAGTTATGATTGATTATCACATTATTTTGACCTTCCTTTAATTCATCCTTTATTTTCTTCTTTATATTTTCAACAGCTTCTTGTGTTGATTGAACTATTGAGGCTGTTGGGTCTACACCAGCTTGGTGGCCATGTTTTTTAAACATATCTAAAATCTCATTAAGTAATTCCATCAATTTTTCACCCCTAATAAACCCATATGTTCTTTCATTTTGATTTAAACCACTCAAAATTCTAGCTATCTTATCGGATGGTAACCCATCAAAATTCAAATTATCTACAATATTTAATGAATTTAAACTACTTAAAAATAAAAATTTATCTGAATATACCGTATAAACCGATTGTGGTTTATTGGCTGATTCAGCAACAGGTTTTGTAACAGTTGTTGTTCTAGGGTTATTGATTGCTAATTTACCATATTTTTTATCGACACTATATTTTGATATGAGCGAGTCTAATGCCGCAAAATCTCTATACTTAATACTTTCAATATTGTTTTCTGGTAAGTTTGGTCGGGTTAATGTACCCTGATAATTATTTAAATTAATACTTGGATTAAGTCTAAACATCCAACTTTTAATGTTCGATACAATATTTGAATCACTTAAGGCGCCACCAGCATTTGGTGTCGCTGGAACATTATTGTAAACAATTATTGTTGTTATGTTATTTTCGGTTTTTTGTTCTGATGATGTATTATTTGTATCATAATATTTTATAACACCCCCAGAATTATAACCAGATATAATTTCATCAATAATTTTTAAAAATTCATTATAATTTGATGAATTAATATAATGTTTAACCGTATAATTTGTGTAAGAGCTTGATATGTATTGTGTTTTTGGTGAATATGTGTCTCTTGTTAAACCTAATTCACCCTTTCTATTAAGCTGTTTTGATGCGTCATATAAAACAAGTTCAGCTGTAAAATTTTTATCGTTTACGCTTTTTTTAGGTGTATATTTTAAAAACATTTCACAAATAAAATCAATCGGTATATCTGGATTTTCTGTGATAGTTGTTGTTTTTTCATTAACATTATAACTATTAGAAAATTGCGATAATTGTATAAAAGGGTAACTAGTTTTTCTAGTTTTCGCACCCTGATTAATATGATTTAATCTTATTAGTAATTCATTATCACCTAAAATTATTTGTTCGTTTGTGTAACCAGAAAAAAAAGTTTTACCCTTTTTAGGTATAACCTCAGAAATTGGTATAGTCTTTTGTAGATTATTTACAACATTTCGATATTCTTCTGTGAGTGTGACTTGGTCTATGGTATACGGCCCAATAAACTCTAATTTTTGAGATAAGTCTTCATATGTTATTATTTTAACCAATTGACCCGCATTTGGTGTAACACCTATATTTTTAGGTAAAAATGGTTCACAAACATATTTGTCTCTTTCACTAAAATTTTGATATTTTGTTGAATACCAGGGATTATATTTTAATGTTGCAACTGCTATATCATCTTCTCTTTTAACATAATCTTGTATATCTTTTAAAGAAATAGCCTTACCTAAAACATCAATAGATATAGCTCTGATCCTACCCAAGTTTTGGGGATCCTCATTACTGAAACATATACCTATTTTATAGTCGGCTTTCATTTTTTATCTTCAAACTTTAATCGTTTTTGTAATTCATCATATACAGTATCATATGTAACTTCAAGTTCCTTTAATGTTTCAGTTAATTCTAATATTGTTGTTTTAATATTATTAAAATCAACCTCAAGGGTAACTAAAATATTCGCCAAATCTTTGTTTGATTTGTTTTTATGGTTATCTATGACATCCTGTAATTTTTCGTTTTTCATAAATACTGTATTATTGAATTTGTCCATATCCTTGAACTGGGCCAACCGCAGAAATACCAAATGTTTGTATCGTTGAATTTGTTTTTATATGTGTAACCATTGTTTTAACAGTTTCTTCAATCGCAATCATCATGTTGTTTGGTGTACCATCTGGTAAAGTTGGCGCTGTTTCTATACCCTTCTCAGTTAAATTAGATTTGATGTCGTTTATCATAGACACACTATTCATTCCAGGTTTTATTGCACCAGCGATAAGTACTAATGGTGGTGGTAACATTGGCATTGGGCCAAAATTAGATAGTTTTAGAAGTTTTAGAAGTTTATCTAAAACACCACCACAACCTCCACCTCCACCGCTAAATAAGCCAAGTAAACTTAGTAGTGATCTTAATGTTGCCAAATAATCCATACCACGTTGTTTTAAATATGCAATCGCTAACTCACCAGCCAATCTAGTTAAATCTGATTTTATCGCATCAAATATGTTTTGTATCAACATACTTGTTATAGTACCACCTATTTTTGATATTGACGGCATCATACTTTTTATAAAATCATTGGTTGATTTTTTACCCGTGTCACCAGCTAAAACCGCATGTAATTTGGGTACTAAAACAATTTTTGGTGTTAATACCATTTGCATTAAAGCATATGGTATTGCCTTTAATATATTTAATTGTAACTCAGCATTCATTGTTGGTAAATCAATAACAATATTTGTTTCACCTTGATTTATAGCGTTATTCGCGCCATTTTTTAACGCATTGTCAAAAAAATCAGCGGCTTTATCTGAGTTTGGTGAAATTTGTGAATTATCGTAATTTACACCTAAGGTATTTGTTTCTGGTAGTTGATTATTAACGCTACCATCATAACTATATACATTGTTTTGATCCGCATTAGCGAAAAGTAATTCTAAACCAGATAATATATCATCTGGGTTTATATCCAGATCTAGATCACCGCATGTTGCAAATCTAATAACACCCCTGGATTTTAAATCAGCATCCCTTTCAATTTCGTCTAAGTCATTAAAATCAAAATCAAAAGGATCGGTAGATTGATTTTGATTATCAAAATTTCCCAATCCACTTTGGTTTCCTAATAAATTTTCCCCATTAAATTTTGAATTTTGTAATAACGGGTCTTTTAATACATTATTAGCTGATTGATCTGGCGTACCAGTGTCTCCGTCAGATTCAGAACAAAACCCAAATATCTTTTGGAGTGCTTTGATTACACCACTTTGTTTTCTAATTTCTATTTTGTTTTTGTTGGCCTTTAATGAGACCGCACCAGTTATAATGTCAGCTAGTATTGTTGTGAAATTAACTGTATTAAATATTGGTTGTATGGCATCGATATAATCACTTAACCATTGTCTGTACAACTTATTTTCATAAAATTCACCAAATTTAAACACCAATGTGTTTGGTGTTTTTGCGTAAACTTTAAATAAAACATTACCATTGTATGTCATTTCAACTGGATTAATTGATCCAACCCCTTGAGATTTATATAATAGGTAATTTACGTGTTTTTTTGGGTCGTTACCCTCGTACATAAGTTTTCCAACTCTACCATCTGGATCCACCCCAAATAAACCAAATGGGTCAATTTCACTTTTCTCAATTTCAATACCAATTGATGATTTTGTTGTGTATTTTGTTGGTATTATTAAAGTATCATCGCAACCAAATTGAGCTAATAAGGCTTTTTTTATTATTTTATTTAGTTCATCGGTTTTTTTTAGTTTTGATAAACTACCTTTTAAAATAATATTTTTAAATTGTTTTTGACCTTTTGTTGCTTTTACCAATTCAAATAAAAAATCAACGAAGTCCATGTTATTTAACTTTCTTGAAGTTTCACTTTCAAGAGGTCTAACTGAACGACTATTAAAAAGTGATCGATATCTCGAAAATATTTCACTTTGCTGACTCATTATTCGTATTCTTTTTCATTATCAGAATTATTTTGTTTCTTTAAAAACTCTTCAGCCCATTTTCTATCTTCCTCAGTGATAACCATAGGTGCACCACCTTCTCCAGAACCACCTTTACCGTTCTTATATAAAATGTCGCTTTGAATTTTAATTAACCTTAGTTTTTTCTCAATTGTACCATCAATAATCTTTAATAGATCATTTGTGATTTTACCAACTAAAGCTATATCTGAATTTTCGTTGATGTCTTTACTAAATTTCTTGTAAGCTGTTAAAGCTTTATTCCTTTCATCGACAATTTCATTGTATGTTTCTTGCATAAGCTCTTTCATGCTTTCTTCTGAAACATCAATTTTTTTCTTTTTTTGATTAACAATCATAGTATTAGTTTTAACTATAAATATCACTCATCTAAATATCTATCCTTAAATAAGCCATATAAACTTTTATATCTTTTCATGCTGTTTCTAATTTCTTTTGTGTTCAAACCAGTCATGTTTCTAATATACAATAAAATTAAGTTTTTATTGAACTTGGTTGAGTTTTTACCATTATCGTTTTGAGTGAAAAGTTCTTTCCAATCTTCCAATATTTTAACAAGAGAGTGCCCAACTTTAAATTCGTTATCACTTAAATTATCATCTTTAAGTTCATCCTTTATTGACATACATAATTTATCTATAAAATCAGATAAGTCAATTTCTTGCTCATCAATTCTATACAGTAAGTCGTCTCGTCTTAAAAATTCTTGTTCACCGTCATCTATATTGGTAAAAGAAGTATTTTTTTTATACTCCTTCATCATTTCGTTGTACAAGTAGTTCTTACAGACGGTACCAAAATATGAGAATGATTTATTACCCTTTTCTGGTTTAAATTTATCAAACTTTGTCATTAAAAAAGACAAAGTGTCTGCGTGTAAATCGTTAAATTCGTATGATTGTCGATATAATTTATAAGTCCTAATAATACTTTCGATCATTTTATTGATCGGTTCTTGTAAAAACTCACGATAAATTTTTTCTTTCTCCGCTACCGTCTTAGCATTCAAGAAAGCAACAACCGCTGACTCCTGATCTACGCCATAATAATTGCGGTCTTTTTTCTTTCTTGACATGTTTAAGTCGTTTCATTTTCTTCGTATATTATTGGTCTATCTTCAGTGTAGAAAAATTCTTTTTTAGCAGCTTCCATCCAGAACTTAGCTTCTTGTGGTGAAATTTGCATACCAGGAATTTCACTATTTTTGTATTCCCAGAATAGTGAACCAGGTCTCATATTTACGTGTTTATAACCAATTTTAGGGATAACCATGATATTTCTACCACCATTAGTAAATCTTAATAAGAATTCGTAGTTAAACGTTAGTTTAAATGATGGTTTGTAACCACCAACAGATTTAAACACTTCGGTTTTAACAACCATACCATCTGGATTGATATTCGGAAACTCATTTAAAACTTCATGATCAATTTGTCCGAGAGTATCGGAAAAGTTGTAAGCCCAAGCCGCTTCATTGGTAAAGCCAACAAAGTTATTTTCATTAGTAACATCAGTTATGATCGGTAAAAACATGTCAATTTCGGGGTAGGCCTCTGTATATTTTTTAACGTTATTAAACCAATTAACTGAATATTCATCATCAAATTCTAAAAAGCTAAAATATTTTGTTTCAATATTTTTTGCAGCCTCATTTATTTGGTTTTGGAATGATTTACCCGTTTTATTTTCAAGTAATGTGACGTGGAAAGAATATTTTGAAAAATCAAAGTTTTTCAAAACCTCTTTAACCTCAGCACATCCGCATCTAACAATCATTACATTTGATGGGTGTACGTTATTGTTTTCGATACTATTTAAAGCACCGCTTAATAATTCATTAAATTTTTCATCCGCAACGGAGTGAACTGGGATAACAACTGTTAAGTCTATATTAGTTTTCATTAGTTTCTAGTGTTTTTTCAAAGGTTTCTTTTATTCTATTAAGTCTAACCAAACACTTTTCAAACATCGTGTTGTAGACTTCAATTGTAGCTTTTTCAAATAGTTCGATTGTATATTTACCTTCAACAGTTTCGTTTACTTTTGATAAGTTTTCTGGTAAACTATCTTCCATCCAATTTTTAATGTAATTAAAAGCCAAATCAGCTATTTGATTTTCATCATAAACCCAAATACCATTATCATCACCCATCCATTCTGGGATAATATTTGGAACTTTACCTATAACAGGTACATTGCACTTCATAGATTCAACTGGGAAAGTACCAAATGTACTATCATCGTCAATCCAAATAGAGAGTGCGCATTCTTTTAAATTTTTTGCGAAATCACTTTCGGTCATACCGTGCATATCTTTAAATGATATAAAACGATACAATGGGTATTTTAAATAAAAACTTTTAATAATTTTTGCTGCTTTTCTCTGATCTCTACAATGAATAGCAATAACGGGCATTTGTGGTTTTTCACTTGGTGAAAAATATTCGGGAATACCAGGGTTAACAAACTCAATACTGCTAGTCGGTACCAATTCGCTTATAGTGTCGGCTAGTGTTTTTGAAGTTGTTAAGCAAGTCATAACATCAAAATCTAACCAAGATTTACCTGGTGAAAAACTATCTAACAAATAATCATAAGATTGTGTTAATATGACTTTTTGAACTGGTAATTGTAATATTTGTTCAAAAACATTACCATATATTTCGGGTACCACAATAATATCTTGGGGCCCAACAGTTAAATCATTATTTTCGATTGATTTATGTTCCAGCTCATCATATTCCTCACCCAACCAGCTACCGACTTTGATGTAATCGTTTTTTTCGTGTAGTATATTAATTGTGTAGCCAGCGTTTTTTAATATTAAAGCTTGTCTATAAATGTATGATACACTCGCTCTAGCTGTACCTTTTGTGTCTGGCGATAAAAATACGATTTTACTTTCTTTGTTTTTTACTTTTTCAATCGCACTTTCAATGTTTTTTAATGTCTCGTTTATTTTTTCCATTTTAAACTTTTTCTTTTATCATTTTTATTATTTTTTTCAAATTTTTGAAGTCATTAAGATCAATTATAGTAAAATCTGATTTTATGTCAAGATTAAAATCATTATTAACTTTTATTGACGTTTTACCTTTTGGTTTTTTCTTTAATATCTTAGGGTTATCAGTTATTAGTACATCAACATTATCCCAATATCCTTTGTCATCTTTTGGAAAAGAAATCGTATCGAAATCAAACCCATTTTTTGATAAGAAAAATAATGTAGCACATTTTGATCTGGGGGATTCTTTGTTTACTAGAACGATTTTAACTTTTAACTTTTTTTCGTAGTCTTTTAGTTTTCGAACTATACCATCTATTGTCTCTTCGGATCTACCAAATATCTCAAAAGACGCCTCATGATACATAAACTCATATACGTTAAATTCTTCATTTACCTCATTTAATGGTAAGTCTTCCGCCGATTCTTTAGTCACATCAAATTCCTGAACTATTTCAGTTGAAACTCGATTTGGAAAGGATGATTCTAGATCATATGGGTTGATAGGTTCGAGGCAGTCCTCTTCCGTTAAAAGGGTATAAGCCTTTTTTAACTGACTAATGTGATCTCTAATAATATTATTGATTGTAATACCAATAACCATAAAATATATGTTTAATTAGCATAAATCTATGATTAAATGGTCTAAAGTAAACCCTATTTTACTTTTCCCTAAAAATCTGTTCGATTTTCTTGATTAAAGGATTTCTAACAACGTCTTCTTCACCTAAGGTAATTGTACCAACCTCATCAAAGTCTTTAAATTTGTTTATAATAAAATTTAATGAACTTTCAGATTTTTTCTTCATGTCAATTTGGTTTTCATCCCCAAGAAAAATCATTTTTGAGTTTTCACCCAGACGTGTCATTATAGTTCTTATATTATCTATTGATATATTTTGAGCCTCATCAATAATTGTGATTGAATTATCTATGTTAATACCCCGCATGTACGCTATTGGTAGCTCCTCTATCATTCCAGCGGCCCTTAAAGCCTCCACATTGTACTTACCAATTACCTTTTCAAAATTATGCATAAAGGAGTACATAAAAGGCTCCATTTTTTCTTTCATAGTTCCCTTTAAAAACCCAATCTCCTCGTCTTTTAGAGTGGTTACGGATTTAACAATAACAATTTTTTTATATCTTGGGTCGTGTTTTAATAATTCTAATGCAACAGCACAGGATAAAAATGTTTTACCCGTACCTGGTAACCCAGAACATATTACTATTTCTTTTGATTTTATTTCATTTACCAACTTCTTTTGGTTGGGTGTTTTTGATTTTATATCAATTTTGATTTTATCAAATATATTGTTTCCGTGACCACGATTTATAGCTTCAAGTGCTTCTTGTTCCTCTTCAGGTGTTAGTTTTTTTCTTCTTCTTTGGTTGCCCATATAATAAGTTTTTCGTTAATTTCATTTATTGTTTTATCGTCAATAAGCAAATCAAATGCTGGTTTACCTATCATAAAATTATGATATTTAGCGCCCCAACTATCTAATTGATTTTTTGTTAAACCATAATGGTCAATTCCAGATACAGATCCTCTGGCTGTCCAATAAGTTATTGTATGACCACTATCATAAAGTTTATTTATTAGTGATATTTTTGAGTAAACAGGTTCGGCATTTTCATAATCAGTACCGATTGTTTTTGTTATTGTATTATCAACATCTACGTATATATTCATTATTTAAGTATTTTAATTCCATAACTAACACAACCATCATTTGCTTTGATTGATATAGTTTGATTGTATTTTTTACAAAAATCATTTACAGCTTTATTCACACCAAAATTATAAACATTTTTTGTTTTTTCAAAGTTCTGTTCATAATCATGGCCCATAATATAACCGCCATTTTTTATTTTTTTATAAGACACTTCCAAATCATTCATGCAACCATCATAACTATGATCTGCGTCAACATAAATAACGTCAAAGTAATTATCTTCATACTTCAACAACACTGAAGTGGTATAATCTTTATGTATTTTTACGTTAGATAATTTTGAAAATTTGAGGTTAACTGAATTGTATAAATCACCACCGTTAATTCTTAAAATATTATTACCATCAACATCACCAGACATTATGGTTTTGTTTTCCCAAAGATCAATTAAAACAAGTTCTTTTGGTTCACATATGTTTAATATTGTTTGAGAGAAGTCACCATTAAAGACACCTAATTCAGCAATTATTAAATTTTTAGGTAAATCCGATAACATTAAATTTCTATTTTCGTATACTTTCATTTTATTTATGTTTAAACCAAGCTGTTTGATTATTTAAATCATTTGCTCTAAAAACGGTGTTAACTGGTAAACCGTGTATTAATTTATTTTCGTAGTTAGTATATAAAACGTGATTAAAAACACACATATCAACAGTTGTGTGTTTAATTTTTGATTCTGACAATATATCTTTTATTTTTTTAGTTATATCGATTAAGTATTCTCTATAACCACCTAATATACCAGCGTTTATAACTTTTTTACTTAGGTATGAATTTAATTTTTTATTTATCTCACTATTGTTTAATAATGAATATCGCCTAATCATCCAATCATTATTTAAATTTATGTTTTCTTCATCACCACAATATATCTTATCATCATCTATAAATTTAAATGGGTTTTTAAGTATAACAACATCAGATACATCTAAAAAAAAAGCTCTGAATATGTCCGTTCTTTCATTTAATAAATTATAATACAACTTCCAACGAATATCAACCATATTTAAACCAGATGAATCGCAGCGAATAAATTTTACTTTTTCAGTTTGGTAGTTTTTGATAAATTCATCAGAAGAGTTATCAATTAAAATTAAACAATTTAAATCATGTTTTACTACCGAATCATAAAATTCTTTTATGATAGAAAAATCATCGTTACCCCATTTATCTGGTCTTTGTGGATCTTTTTCTGATGTAAAAAAAGTTGAGATTATAAAATCCATAATTTATTTTCTTAATGATTTTTGTTTTGACAATTCACCTCCAAAAACCTCTCTAGCTTTCATTGGAATGCTTAATGAAGCCTCAATATCACGAATACCTTTAACGAGTTTAAATAAACCAGAAGGCTCAATGGATGCTGAATGATCGGAACCCCACATATTTCTATCTAAGGTAATATGTCTTTCAATCCAAGTTACACCCATTGGGATTGTCGCAAATGTGGTAACTAAACCATATTCATGCCCGCTGTATCCAATATCTAAACCTGGATACCAGCTTTTAAGCCAGTTAATGTAATTTAAATTTAATTCTTCGACAGGGCATGGATAGGTTGAATTCGTGTGCATAACAACATCAGGTTGGCAAGTATTGATACAAACCCTAATTTCATTTTCATCACTCATCCCAGTGGATATGATTAGTTTATCACAATTGGCTCTTGCGTATTTACAAAGTTCTAAGTCCGTAATCAACGCTGATGGTATTTTCATTGTACCATCGTAGGCTTTACCTAATCTTCTAAAGATATCCATAAACTCTACGCTATCTTTGTCCCAAACAGACACAAACCATTTTATACCGATTTGTTTGCAAAACTCATCAATTTCAGAGTATTGTTCATAATTAAATTCAGTTCTCCATTTGTATTCCAGATATGTCATTTCACCCCATGGTGTTTGACGAATTTTATTTTTTTGGTCTTCTGGAACACACACATCTGGGTTCCTTTTCTGGAATTTAACGTAATCACAACCAGCAGCTTTTGCTACCATAATTAATTGTTTAGCAATTTCAATATCACCATTGTGATTAATCCCTATTTCCGCTATTATTTTTGTACTCATATTTTTTTTTTATTAACTTTTTATACATCCAAAACAACATCGTAATTTCTATACCCACCTCTCAAATCACTATAACCAGGTCTTTGTTTTGTTAAGTGTGGTCTAAAAACATAAACGTTGGCTATTTGTTGGTATTTAATAAATAGTGTGTCTATTGGTGTGTCATAATCTGATTCACTAATTAATTCTATTAAATCAATTGCTGTTTTTTTCTTAATAAAATAACTATGTAATGCTAATGTTCCGTTAGTTTTATAAACATTATCTGTTATCTTTATCATTGGTTTTGTGTTATTACCTGACATATAAACCATGTCCCAATCATCTGGTAACTGCTTTTCGTATAAAAAAAAATTATTATTAAAATTATTATTAAATACAATGTCATCTTCAAATATTAAAAATTTATCACCCTCCGAATTTACTATTTTTTTTAGAATTTGATAATGACTCATAAAACAACCTATTTCTGAATTATTTATTTTTTTTTCGGTGTCAATAATTTTTAATTTTTTACCATCAATTGCGGAAAATCTTTCAACTTTACAATTAATTTTATTAAATTCATTGGTTGCGTCAATCCAACGATCTTTTCTTCTATCGAGATTTATACAATATATTTTATCAAAGTAATTATTTAAATTCATTTTATAACTTTTTATATATTTCAATGTATTCATTTGCGATTACATTTGGCGACCAATATTTCTCCATCCAAAGTCTATTGTTATAACCGATTTCGAGTAATCCATTTAAACCCATGTTTATTAATTCAATTAATTTCACTTCTAGTTGTGTGTGCGTTACATTAATAAACGGACTATTTGGCGCACCAGAGGAATTTAATAAGACTTTTTCAACAGATGGGCCAATTGAACAAACTGTTGGGATGCCCATTGCTAAAGATTCTAAACCAGATCTATGATATGATATTGTTTTAACTTCATCAATAAAAATATTGCATAAAGATTTTCTTCTTAAGCATTCATCTAATGGGACGTCAACAATTATGTCAATTTCAACAGAGTTACCGTATTTAGCTTTTATTTTTTGTAATACTGGATATGTTTCAGCGTACCCCTTATCAGCCCAAATTGATGTTGGGCTAGTTGATGATGGTGAATATCCGATTGTTATCTTTTTATTTTGGTATTTTGGTATAAATTTAATATCGTAAATGTCTATTGGGTTTCTAACAATTGTGCAATTTTTATATTCTGGTAATGTTGCATGATATTGCCCTATAACTAATTTTTTACAGTTGGTATCTAACGTAACTCTAAATGGTTCACTATGATATTGTATTACTTTTTTATCAAACCCGTGCTTTCTATCAATATTATGTAAGTGTAATATATCCGTCATAGGGGTTAATTTTTTACCTTTATAACCATAACCAAATACATATGATTTGTGATCAGTATATTTATTTATAATGTCACTAATTGCTTCTGGTGCATGTGCTATTGGTGTTTCTTTAAAATGCGCTATAATCATAAAAAGTAATTAGATTTTTTTTATCATCATATTCATAAGAATATTCCATCATAAATTCTTTTTCAAAAAGATAATCATGAACTTTTGATATCGGTAAGTCCATACCATTCGGTGTTCTAAATATACTATCATTACCATCTTGGTAAAAATCAAAACCATACATATTAATTTTTTCGTACCCGCCAATTTTAAGTAAAAAAATTAAAGTTGCAAATCCTGTTGTTGTTGGTTCATCGTCTCTAAAGTTGTATGGTAAAACCGTATGATGGTTATATTTTAATATTGTACCTTGTTTAAATTTGTTTAAATTTGAAACTTTATTACCCCAATTGGACATATTATTTGATAATATAAATCTAATTGGTACGAATTTTTCTAAATTTTCATTTTGTAAATAAACGCTGGCGTGTATTGTCGTTTTTTCACCAGTATGTTCTTTTGATATATTATAGGAATTAAATCTTATAACAATATCATGTGAATCTATTTCCAAACCAGATTTTCTTTTTAATAAATCTGACGAGTTTGCAATAAGTGCAATTGTTTTATTTTTAATAAATGATCTGAAAAAAAACAGATCCATTGTCGATATATCCGATTTTACTCTTTTTAACTCATCATTTAATTTTTTATTTACTAAATTTATATCATTTTGAGTTAAAACGCCTTTACCAAAAACAAAGTTATAGTATTTGTTATTTTTATTTTGAATTACTTTTAGATTTTTTTTACCTTTTTCGTAAATGTCGCTAACCGTCTTATTATTAGCTTCAGCAATCTCTAATTTACTTTTTGGTTTTATTTCTGGGGTGATGATTTTATCAAAAGCGGAGTTTCTACTTGTTGGTTTAGCTGTTAGTAAAATCGTTTTTGATTCTACATTTTCAGTTTTATTTTCAAATAAAACAACAGGTTTTTTTTCTTCTTTGTCAATTTTTACACTACTAATTGTTGACTTTACTGGCTCTTTAACAATTTCCTTTTTAACACCAAAACCCTTTTTAATTGCTTTTTTTTCAATAATCGGTATTTCTTCACCAATTAAAGATTTATTGGTATTTGTGTTTATAAGCTCTTGTTGCTTATCACCATCTTTTTGTACCCTTTTTGTTTTATTTTTTATAAAAATACCCATTATTTTAAAAATTTTTCTAAATCTTTATCGGTGTCAATGTCAATTATATCGTCAATGGGATAAAAAATAGTGTCGTTATTATAAAGATTATTGTTTAAGTTCTCTAATTCACTAACTTTAAAGATTGATATAAAGTGCGATATTTCAAAAACCTTTGGATAATCTTGCCTTCTGTATAGATTATGGGGTATTAATTGTTTACCCTTAAAATCACCAACTTCAAGTAAATATAAATATGGGTGTGTTGCGGTTATTTCTTTTCTACATAAAAGACTTTTTGCGTTTTTATCATTAAAAAAATGCAAAGCGTTAGTTATATCTGACCAATTTCTTTGTGGGTATGTTAAATATAACATAACAACAATGTCTGTATCAGTAATAATACCCTGAAACTTTAGATCATCCATTACCTCTTTAGTTGAAGTCTCGTCTAAAGCTAGACTAGTGTTCCTATTAATACACTTTATACCGTATTCTAGACCAATTTCCAATAACTTTTCATCATCGGTGGTTAAAATAACATCATGATATACATTTTTTGGTAAATTATCTAATGTATAATTTATTAATCTTCTATTTTTAAATGGCAACCCTTTTGAGTTTCGTCTTGCTGGTATGATGTATTTTATCATAAATATAAATGATTCTCCAGGTTTAATGAAACAAACGGTAAGACCGATACAACATTAGCGCCATAGTGTTTTTTTACTTGTTTTTTAACTTCTATCGTTTGACTTTCTATTATTTTTAACCAAGACTTATATTGATCCCAACTTACCCATGGAGTGTCTTTAATTGAATCGTAATATCCCTTAAACGTCATTTCACCATCAATCGTACCACAATCGTGGCCAATTAAAATGATATTTTTAGCACCCATGTAAGCTGCGATGTGTATGGCTGATGTGATAGTCGAAAAACTAACAACAATTTTATCGGTACCAAAAACAGATGTATCTAATCTTGCGTGTTGATTATCCAAATGTTCAAAATAATATAAATTTGGGTGATCGATTTTATTTGTATTTAATTTTTGTTCACCTGAATTTAAATTACCACTATCATATTCGGAAACAATAACAACAGATTCCGTCTCTAAACTTTGTTTAATAAATTTAACTTCTTTCCTAACAAGATAATCGCACCAAGTAAATTTGTACGCTTGATTAACACCTATGACAATTTTACCATCAAAAAAACTTTCATCAAAAAAATCAACAGATTTACCCGATGCTAAAATATAAATGTCCTCCCCAGAATGGGTATTTTTTAAACTAGTGATGTTTTTCATACTTTAATTGGGAATTTGTCTGCGTATTTTTTTTCGAGTAACGTTTTATTGTCTTCCCATTTCTGATTGGTCATACCAACAGATAAGTGCGTGACCATTATATCTGTTATAACACCAATCTTAACACCATCTAAATGATTTGGTATGCAAAATGATAAGTCATAAAAATGAAACCCATTAAAATCCTCATCAAAACCATGTTTAATTTTTGTCTTATCAACAGCAAAAAACAAACCATCAAGTATAACCATTTGTTTTATTTTATTGCCTTGTGGTTGAGAAAACATACTCGTCCATTTTCTATTACCATCAGTATGATTGACGATGCCATGCATCGATTCCCTTAAAGACCACCACCTACCGTTTATTAGATTGTTGGTGCCAGCAATTCCGATTATGGCATAATCTGGGTTTCTTTTAAAATGTTTAACTAATTTTCTACCCCAATAGGGTGTGTCAAAAATTAAATCATCGTGACAAAAAACAATAACATCATTTTTTGCCGTTTTTAAAACTTCATTATAAACTTCAGTTAAACTTTTATCACCATTGTTTTCATAAACCAACAACTCTAAATCTGGACATGCACATGATTTTTTAACATGTTCAACATATTCTGGATTTATTTTTCTTGTTGAAAAAGCTATTGTCATTGAAAAGTTATCCATGTTAATCTCTTTTTTTTGTGTCTTCTCTAAACGCTAAAATTGGCATGATATCGTCTTCTAATTTTATAAATTTAAATTTAGTATTAATTTCATCCAACTCCCTTTCCAAAAACGAAATAGCTTTAAGATCATCAGTGTTTAATAAATAAACATAGGCGTATACAACCTTATCCCCAGGCTGCATTCTTTTTCCAGACCAAACAGTTTTAAATTCGGCTCGTTCTAAAACCTCATCAGTTATTTCTGGATAATACGCTAATTGCGCCTTAAAGTACTCTCTCATTTAAACACCAGTTGAACCGAATCCACCAGAACCTCTGTCGGACTCATCTAAGTTATTTACTCTTATAAATTTAGTTGTTTTTGTGAACTGTACTGGTGCTATAACACCTTGTGCAATTCTATCGCCATTTTTAATCACAAATGGAGCCTCATCGGTATTAAATAAGATTACTTTAACCTCACCACGATAACCAGAATCAACAGTACCTGGCGTATTTAAAACGGTAATACCATTTTTAAGTGCTAATCCGCTTCTTGGTCTAACTTGTAACTCAAATCCAATTGGTATTTGAAAATGTAATCCCGTTGGTATTAACGCTCTTTTGAGAGGCCCAACTACTATCATCTCACCTTCTGGTAAACTAGCCATAAAATCAAACCCGCTATCACCAACTTTTTGATAAACTGGATCTGGGTTTGTTGAATTGTTAATGATTTTAATTTTTAATCTCATTGAATTATCATTTGGTTCATAAATCCAATCTTCCATACCAACTTGATTAAAAATGTCCGACATTTGACTTTTTTCTTCATCAGTTAAAAAGTCATTGACATTTAAACTCATTAACCTTTCTAATTCTGTTTTTTGTGATTTGTTATCTTCCATATTATTTTTTACTTTTTTCTTCCATTATAGCCATTTTTATAGCCATTTTTAACACTTCACCTAAAGATGACGTATGCCACTCAGACATTTTATCAGACGAACCTTTATCGTGGTTTAAAATTGCCTGATATTCAATATCACTTAAAATATTAGCAAAACCATTCGACATAATGTAGTAAATGCTTCTTTCACCAATCGTCATTGATGTTAAATCTTCATTAAATTCGTACATTTTACCTTGGTTTTTGATATGCCATTCGCTTTTACATAGCGAGTATAAACCAATTTTACCAATAGAGTGTAACAAACTAACTTTAACAACACTTTCTTTTGGTTGTTTAAGCGTATCTGGTAGCATATCATTTATCTTGACAGCGTAAGATGTAACCCTCAATAAATGGTCGACTAAACCACCTGGAAATGCGTTGTGTAGACTTAACATAGTTGATGCTGGTGTGTCAAATAACCCCATGTCAGCTAATTTATCAACAAGTTCTAATTCACATACTTTATAGGCTTTAGCCGCACTATAATAACTTTTTTTGTTTTTTTCAATTGTTTCTACTGGTATCATTTTATTAAATTTTTATATAGTTCTGATCTTAATTTTGTTACGTTATTTAAATCGTATTTATCTTTAACAGTTTCATATAATTTTTCACCAAGTTCTTGAATTAAACCAGGATTGTCAATTAATTTTTTTGCGTGTTTAGTCCATTGTTTATGATTTTTTGATGGTTCAACAAGTAAACAATTTCCATTAGGGTTCCAAGCACCACCTTTATCGATTGCACTTATCAAATCAATCGTATATGGGCCATAATTCTGAGCAATTAAAGCTTTTTTATGAAATCCAGCTTCAATTACCTTAAGTTGTGATTTGTATTTATTAAATTGTGAATCATTAAGGGGTGCGAGAGCAATGTCAAAATGATTGTAACCCGTTGCGTATTGACTAATAGGTTTAGTCCATATTCTACGATAAGGTTTATTTGTATTATTATAGCTGGGGTCATCTTCAAATGAAACCAGGTATCTCAAATAATCTGGATCACCTTCTAAATTTTTGTAACTATCAGTTAAAAATAATTCGTACATAAACCAAGTGGTTTCCTGTGGTTGCATTGGTCTTTGTTGTATTTGACCAGTATTGGGATCCATCATCTGTACCGTACCTCTTGTGTCAAACCCACATAAAACATATTGCGTCTTTTTTTCAAATGATTTTTGTGTGTTACCCAAACCCTTTAATAACTCAATATCTTTTATATGCGAAGAACCACCTAACCAACCAAATCTAATCATGTCTGATTCAGTTTTTTTAGGTTTAAATTGTTCTTCATTTGGATCTATTGCATTTGGTAAAATGAAAACATTTTTATTGTATTTTTTAACCTCATCCGCTAAAATTACTGTCGGTACAGTTACCATATCGGCCATCTTAATACAATCTAATAAAATACCTGGTATATTCTCTCTTTTAGCTGAATGATATAAACCGTGAGATGGATCCAAATTCCAGTGGTCATCGGTATCAATAATAACTTTTAAACCTAATTTTTTTAGGTTTTTAATAATGTTTATAGCTTCCTTATGTTTATGTTGTGGTATTCTATGTATGAATATAATGTCATACTTTTTTAAGTACTCAACATTATTGAAATCTATTGCATAATCAATGTCAACAAAAAATTCATCTGAAAAGTTATTTTGCAGGTTCACGTGTGGATCAACACATCTAAATTTTCCAGAACCCGCTTTATCGCCTGGGGCTACTAAAATTTTAATTTTTGCCATATATCTGTATTCTGGGTTTTAACCAAAAGTAAAAAAAAATACTGTAAAAAACAAGTATTTGGTTAATTTTATCTCTAAATTTATTATGGGTTATTAGAATCCCCTTTATATACTCGGTAAGAGTCTTCATCAAAATGCTGTGTAGATACTTCAAATATAACACCATCGGTAAGTGCTATTAATTGATGCGGTTGACCAGGTAATTGCCTTACACTATCACCTTCTCGTAACTCAACTTCATGAGTATCCGCATTGTTAGTGTCAATCCATCTGTAAATAAATTTACCTTCTTTGACATACCAGGCTTCATCTTTAATCATATGGTAGTGCATAGAAAACTTAGCTCCCGCTTTGAAGCAAAGTAATTTCCCGCAATACAATTCATTATTTTCAAATATAATTTCATACCCCCACCCTTTTGGTACGTTGCAACCAGAGCATTCCTTAGCATTTATAACCATTGGTTTTTGTTTATGTCCCATTTTGTAGTATTTCTGTTGTTGAAAAATTTATTCTGTTAAAGTAGATTATTTCTTTTGCGTATTCGGCGCCAATTATTTTTTTATCCTTATAATCAGAGCCAATGACAAAGTAGTCTGGTGAGTTTATTTTTATTAATTCTTTTAACTCTTCATCACTATCAAAAATTAATACATTGTGAACACCCTTTATTGATATTAAATTGTAATGCCTTTCAAATTGGTTATGGTATGGTCTATGATCGCCCTTTAATTTTCTTACCCTAGAATCACTATCAATTCCAATTATTAATTTACCCAATGACGATGCGTGATTAATTAATCTAAAATGGCCATTATGTAAAATGTCAAAAGTTCCGTTTACCCAAACTATTTCATTCATATGACAATAATAAGAAATAAATGGCAAAAAAAAAGGGGTTAATTACTTAACCCCCATTTATTTAGTGTTTTCATAACAAAATCACTTGGTCTGTTCGATAACTTTATCAAACTTGCCATTTTTTGCCGCCTCAACAAAATCTTTAAATTGATTTTTTGTCCATGTTGTGATACCTTCTGGGCCATTTTTGTCGCCTAAGACAATGGCATTTTCTTGTACCTCAACAACTGGGCAGCATTTGTTTTTGCAGAATTTAATTGTCTTACTCATGCTATTAATTTTGTGTGAAGTTTATTTTTTCTTTGACAAAATTGACCAAACGCCACCGATCACGGTTACTAATGCACCAACTAACTCAACTGATTGTGTTTCAGTTGCAAGTCCTTTTGCAACCAAAATACCACCAACGAAAGTTAAAATGTGGCGGACTAAACCTAATACTTGTTCTTTGTTCATGTTTTTTCTTTTTAAAATGTTTATTTTATTTTTTAACTTCCTTTAGGGCAGTTAACTTACCCCCAAAGGTTTTATCACCAATTTTAATTTGAATATTTTCATCAATAGATGTTTTTTTGCTAACTTGTTCTAACGTTTCTTCTACCGTTTTTTTGATAATATATTCAATTAATTTGGTGTCCATAACTGGGGCCGTTTTTTGTGATTCATGAAGAATATTATGGCCTTCGTTAATGGTTTCCGTTTTTACTGGAGCAACTTTTTTTGTTATTTCTTGCATCATTGATTCCATACCAACTGGGGCTGTTGGATCTATGATTGGGTTTTCTTGAAAAGATTTTAAAATCGCCGCTGGCATTTTTGATGTTGATAAATTTCTCATATTATTTGATTTTTTTTGCATTTGTGCTTCTGAAATCAAATCATTACCATCCGAGTCTAGCATCCTGTCAATATCTTCTTCAGTCATGGGTTTTTTACCATAATCACTTTTTGCGGTTACCGAAACACCCTCAACTTTTTCCATAACTTTTCTAGCACTTTGTATTGATTGTGCTAAAAAGTTCATTTTATCATTCTGATTCATAGTTAAAATTTAAAATCCAATTTAAAAACCCTTTGCTTTCAGCTAACTGTTCTTTCTCTGGATTTTCAACTGGCGGTTGTTCTATCTTATTTTGGTTATCTATTGGTTTTTTACTCAAATCTAATTTTAATTCTGGTCTGTCATTTTTCATTTTCTTATCACCAGCTGTACTGAATCCAGAACCCGCTGGTGCCTGAAAGGGTTTATATGCGCTATTATCACCATTCATTAAAGTTATACTACTCATCTCATCAACCAAGAAAGTTTTCCAAGCTTTTTGATTTGAGTTTGTAGTCCCACCAATTTGATAAGCTCTTAGCATCCATTTGTCGGTTGCTTTGCTTTTACCTAAATCCGTTGGTTGGGCAAATCTCCAATTTTGTCTTGTATAATTCTTTTCTTTCGGATCTCTAAATTTAATACCTTTATACCAAAAAGAAATTTCAACCTTATCTTCAATTGCTTTTTTTAATAAGGTTAATTTATCTCTTTCAGATTGTTCAAGTATAAGCATAGATTTCGAAATGTAAAGTTATTCTGGTGAAGTATATGGTGCTGAGTCGCTATATTGATTCACAGCTTTTAACACGCTTCTGGTTAAAATATCGGTTTTACCACCAATTGTCTGTGTTTCACCTTTTCCTTTTTCGTCACCATCCGATAACGCATTTGGGTGACCTGCACCATATTCTGATGAAGTTGGTTTATATTCGTTGATAGGGAATAATTTACCCTCTCTTTCATCAACAGCAACTTTTCTAAGCTGTTCTGAGGCTGGAATTCTAACGGTGTCTGCCATTTTAGTTTAAATTTTTGTATATTTTTTTTATTTTATTTATTTCTTCCATCAATTCAGAAGTTGACATAAATTCTGGTGTTGATTTTAATGTTGGTGTTACTGGATTAAGATTGTCTTTAGCATCGGATCTAAATTGATTTTCCATTCCAGCATTTTTTCTAGCTGATTTTGTACCATAAACACTTTTTCTCGCCTGATCCAAAGTATAATTAACCCAATCCTTCATAACATCCCCACCATTTAATAAATATTCAATCTCATCATAATTTTCGTCAGTTATATAATCAAAGTAATTTTTTATTCTTTTAAGTTGCTCATATGTACAAGCCTTTCTTTCAAGAATAAAAATAGCTCGATTAAAACCTTTAGATTCTCTTTTATCTGAGAATTTTTTTAAGTTTTTTCCAAGCTCTTTCAATACCTTCTCAGGTACTGGAAATATTTTACCGATTAATTTTGAGTTTGACATTTATCTTATCTTTTCACTGAAATAAGACAAAATAACTTTTTTCTCGTCCTCAGACATTACTTCTTTAATTGTCTCGGCGATTTTTGTTAATTTATCTAATAGTAAAATTTCTTTATTTTTAATTTCATCGATTGTCGGAACTTGTTTTGTTAACACATCGCCAACGTGATTTTTTTTCGCTAAAAGAGTCTCCATCATTTTATACGCCTTTTCTTTACTAATTTCTTTTAGTTTAGATTCTGGCGTTGATTTAGCTTCAAAGTACTCTTCGAATTTTTCAGATTCACCAACAGATTCCAAAAATTTATAAAAATTTTCTGGATCTTTAGCCATTTTATTAGCTTCGTTAGAATACGGTAGTTCTTTTTCTTGTAATTTTACATTATATATTGTCCAATTGTAAGGTTGAGTTCTCATCCTTACACTTTTATCTGTCGTTGTTTTGGCAGAGGTTTTTGGGTCAATATTAGGAACTTTACTACTAATAATGCTACCATCCAAATTAACAAACTCTTTTATACCGTCTTCCATATTATTTAATATTTCTTATAAATATCTAGGAAATCGCATTTGTTAACTAAACAGGTACTTCTCTACCCAAACCTGGGATTGTGAAATTGACATTATCCGTAAACCAAAAATCAGAATCGTAATTGTATTTACCCCAATAAATCTTTTCAAGGTCTGATGGTGTGAATAATTCCTCAATTGTATCTTGATCGCTTTCTTTATTTGGTTGGCTATTAACCATTTCAAGTTCTGATACCATCCAATTCTTTTTTTCTTCTGGGCTGTTAATTAGTATTTGGTTTCTAACCTTAATATCAAAATTAACCAAAAGCCCTTTGATTCTAGAATTAAACATCGCAACATATTTTTCAACATTGTATTCCCCAACAGCTTCTGGGTTAGCCTCCATTTGCTTTTCATCAAGAAGATAGCAATTTATTTTTTCAGTTATATCATAATACTCTGGGCCTGGTGACTTACCATTATTAATCTCAAACAATCTAACTTCAGCCGCATTTAACTTACATTTTTTGGTTGTTTGGATATCTCCGTGAGATTTTTTTGTACCATTATTCACATAATAAAGTGTATCACCCAAACTGACCGATATATTATTTAAAATAGCCAATTCCATATGAGCTTGTTTTGGTAATGGTTGTCCGTTTTTGTTAACACCTCTGTTTCTATATTGTTCAATAGTTTTTTTAACCCTAGCTTTGGTTGCGATTTTAGCCAAAGGTATTTTTTTGTCACATATCTTACCTATATAATCATAATAAAGTTGGACAAACTCATAACCCTTACCGTTTAAAAGTAAAACAATAGACTTATCCAAAAACTCTTCAATATAAATTGGTAGCTTTTTAGATTTAATCGTATTTCCAGTTAAACTAATACTACCATCATTTTCAAGTAGAGCATAGTTTTTACGAGCTAAATTTAGTGTGGCTGGCCACATACCATCTAAACCAAGTGCCATCTCGCCTTTCATATATAAATCATTAAATTCAGCAACAACGGCATGTACACCTCTGTATTCTTTACCCGCAACAACTTCGCTATTATAACCTTTACCCACATAATAAAAATGTTCTTCACCTGTACTTGGCGCCATGAAGTTAACACCGTCAGTGTCAAGTACAGTTGGTTGGTAACCTCTTTTCATAAAGAACTTAACCATTAAACGAAGATACTGCCTAGCTCTACATGTTATACCCTCAGCAACATCCATTTCAGCCCACGGGAACGCATTTGGTGCACCCAACGCACCGAACATCGAGTTAATGAAGATTTTAAGTGGTAATTGTTTTCTTTTGTAAAGCGACTCAAGTTGTTTATTACCCTCTTTACCATATTTTTTAGCCAAGTCTTTTGCTTTAAATCTTTCAGAGTGAAAATATTTTAAGAAAGATTTCATTACACCACTAACATCAACAGATGGGAATACATCATGCGCTAATTGTATAGCTGGGTACAGTGAGTTAAAGTCCATTTTTCTCAAGTCTTTTGAGAACCCAACTTTTAATAGTCTTGATAACCCCCCAACAAAATCTCTTTTTCTATCCGAAATTGGTATTGCTAAATTTTTCTCATAAGACCATGTTAGCATTAGTAGTTTCCATAACCCAGCGGTACCCATGGTTGATACTCTTTGATATGTGGTTGGGATCATTTTAGCCAACATAAAAGATGTTTGATTGTAGATGTTATCAACTTCCATGGTCTCCCATAAGTCATCCATCAAATACCTTTTAACTATGTATTTACCATCAACTTCAATCCAATCGTGATTGACATACTTTTCAATGGCATTAATATTTGCCAGTAAAAACTGATAAGTTTTTGGCGCTCTTTTTGGTAATTCAGCTAAACCAGTACCAAGACCATCTGATGGAAAAACAACACTATAACCATCTCGTATTTTTGATAAAATTTGCGTTACCGCATAATTAATCTTTTTCTTATTTTCTTCAAATTCGGAATCACAATAGAACGCATCAGGATCCATTGTTGGTTTTTTCTTTGTTGGTATTCCAATTGAGTTTTTTTCCCCCCTCATTTGACCAGCTTGACCACCAAAACCATCACGCTCATCATTATCACCAAAAACAAATATTTTTTTAGGATTATCTCGAACAATTTCTCTTGTGATATAATCCATTTTTTCAAATTTTGGTTTTATCTCTAAATAAGAACCAGTCTTATCATCAAAATAATATTTTTTATCGCTAGACCATAAAGCCCCAATCTTATCACCTTTAATATAAACACGATTCTTTTTTGCTACTTTGTTATACTTACAAACGTATTTTAATGAGGCTGACTTCATGCTAGAGTCAATCGCTTGGGCTCTTCTAACAGAGTGTATAATATCAATAATCGAATATCCGAACATGTTTGTTTGAACATAATCCTCAATTTCGTTACCCAATTTTAATATACCATCTCGATTATTAATAACTTCACCGTTTTTTAGTGTTTTGGCGATTTTAGTTATATCAACACCAAGTATCTCACATCTTTTAAAAATAAAATCCCAGTCAAAGTTTGCACTATTGTACCCCCCAATTATTGTTGGTTTTAAATAATCGATAACCGCAAAAAATTTAGCTATCGCAGCAACTTCACTTCTGTCAGCATTTTCACCATCGGTTTCACAATCAAATAATTCCTCAAAACCATTGTTTGACTTACAACCAACCAAAAATATCCTAGAAGTTCTAGGATCCAAGCCAGTTGTCTCTAAGTCGAATACGAATTTTTCTAGATTGTCGTAGTCCTCATAACCTTTATAAAGCCTTTTACCTGTTGATATTAGGTATTGTTCGATAGGACTCAAAATTAAGAAGTTTTCATTTATACCATTGCGTCTATCGTACACGCCGCCATAAAGACCTCCGTTTCTAAAAAACTGCAACATCCTTTCATGCCCCTGATCGCAAGTTACCAAATATTGGTAACCAGTCTCAAGCTTAGGATGGTTTTGGTGGTCAAGTTCGGTTATGGTTACACCATATTCTTTTCTAGCATTTTGAATGTTTAGATCGTTTTTACCGTAAAAATTAAGGTTTTCTTTTAACTCCCCGAGGTGTTTCATCCACATAAAGGACTTAAGTGGTTCGGTTTCAGTTGTTTTTGTACCGTCAGGTAGCTGTTTGAACTTGTAAATTAAATTCGTTTCTTTATCGTACTCTAAATTTACGATATATTTTTCGTCATCATGACCCAATAAAAACGACTCGACTTCACTTAACGATATTTTATACTCAGACATATTTCACCTTAGATTTGCCACAAAGATAGTAAACTATTCAGTAAAAAGCAAATCCTGGTTATTAATTTATGTATGTAATGTCGTTTTTTACGAAAGAATCAAGGATATGGATATACAATTGTTCGCCGATAGGGACGATAAGTTCACCATTTGGTTGTAGCGTGGTATCTAAAAAATTAATTTTAAACTCACCTATATAAATCCCAGGTTTTTCTGTATCTTCACTGGTAAAATCGTATGCTATATAATATTCCTTTTTACTATTTTCAGAACAAGGATCTTTTAAGATAATTTTAGCTTCTTTATTTGCTATTTTATAGATGCCAGTTTTTTCTTCCTTCATGGCAAAAGTTATAACGGAATTTTCCAATAACTCCTCAAAACGATTATAATCATTTCTACCATCTCGGTATAACCTCATTTTTAATGTGGGTAAAGTTGAATATTGTCTTATTGAAAATACCATTAGATTATGTTTTTAATAAATACACGTCTACCTCCTTTTGGGAAAAATAAATCGTATTCAGATAATTTATTTTTAATTGTGTCTCTTATTTCAATAGGGTATAATGGGGTTGAGTACATTTCGATAAATTTAACACCACCATCAAATGTTCCAGCAAAAAACTTTTCAAGTATGCCATCAACCTCTTTGGCTCCATCCAAATAAACCGCTTCATATAATCCTTGTGTACCACCACCATATGATATATTAAAAGGTACGCCCTCTTGATATTTTGATTCAACGTCTAACTCATGAGGTATAATTTCAGTAAATTTACGATTACGATAAACCGTAAATCCGTTTAATAAAATACTTAAAGTACCTTTTTTGTATTGGCCATATTTTAGTTGGCACTTATTGTCATAACTAAAATCCCTTTCAAATGTAACTGTAAATAACAAGTATTTTTCGTCCGAAAGGTTTACGACTGGTAATTTTGTATATGAATCTTCAATTGTAAAATATTTTGTGATAATTTTATGTGTTGTAAAATCATCACAAAGTAATGTATAATCAATAAATGAGTTGTTTGTGATACCACTAACTTCTTGTGTTTGTCCAGTATAGCAAGGGTCAGTTTCATATATCGTTCTGTAACCCACTCTCCCATCTGGTGTAATTCTTATGCCCAGCGCATTATTTAATATGTCTTTATATTTGTTGTTATATGTTAATGGTACAGATGTTAGTGAATTATATGATCTACCAATGTAGGGTATACCGTTATAATAGTTAAAATAACCAGTATAGGGTAAACCGTTTAATGTGTAATAATTTACAGTATATAGATTATACGTATCTAAAAATTTAAATGAATAATCATCTTTTAATTTTGTAACTTCAACATCTGTTAAATCTGAAAATTTATTTTCAGCTCGTGTCCCAATATAAAAAACAAAACCTGGATTATTAAAAACATCATTTAGTGTTGTTCCAGTTGTCGCACCAGTTGTTGTCCCAGTTGGTAAGTGTAATAGCATATTAACACTCCACCCTTTTCTCATTCTTGATGGGAAAAACTCAACTGGATATCCAAATAATTTAAAAAACCCTTGATAAAAACCGCCGTCTAATTGGTTATAACCTTCATGTTCTTCTATATTATATTTAATGTTTTTTGTATAACCAGAAACTTCATGAAGACAAAATGTATCACCAGAAATAAATTGATACTCAATTTCTGGATCAATTATAACATCTGGTAATGAGTTTTGCGCTGGTATGAAAAAATTATCATAACCAGTTAATGATATGTTTTTTATTAACACATCTTCTTTTAATGTAGGGCCAGATTTATCACATAAATCCTCCGTAACATCAATATGAAATAATAGATTATTATTAATATTTCTATTAAACGATCTACAATCGTTTGTTAAAACAAAATCGTAGTAAGTTCCTTTTTCTAATTCAGTTTTAAACATTATGCAAGAAATCTAACAAATTTTAATTTTGATAACCTGTCATCTTGTGGCGCAGGTGGTACTGAGTTATCTGGTGTGAATGTAAATCTAATTCTAACAATTGACCCCCAACCAACTGAAGTCATAATATCTTCAAAATCTGGTACCGTACAATAAAATGTTTGACCGTTGTCTGGGTCGTCACCCGTTAATTGACCAATACCATCCACCAATAAAGTTCCAGTTATGTCTTCAATTCTAAATTTTAATTCGGTAACTCCACTACCATAGTACGCAGTACTTAAAAAGTCAACTCTAAAATATAAATCAGTTTTGTTTGGTGGCGAAGAACCAACAACCCATATTGGGTTGTTTTTTAATATGACATTTGGGACATCGTAAAAATCACTGAAAAAATTGGGGCTAGAAAAAAGTAAATCATTTATTTGTCCAGTTGTACCAGTAACAACAACACCAACATTAACTGGGATTGATGCGCTAGGTGCTTGTATTAAATTATGTGTGTATTGATATATATTACTACCAAATTTGGCATATATTGTTTTATAATCATAAATTTCAAGAGCGTTAGCTGGATAACTTATTGTTATTTCTTGCGTTGTTGGATTTATACTGAATGGTGGTGTACTATTTCCTGGTGAAGAAAAACTATTACCGTCATCGGTAGACCAAGTAAATGTACTTGGTGCGTATAATGGGTAACCATAATCATTTAAATACCCAAGTCTGACATAACCTGGATTTTTTCTTGTTATCATTGCCGTATATGTTCCTTCTAAACCAAGAATCGGTACCATAATCTCAGTATCTTCTGTATCAATAACATTAAAAACTTCAAATCCGTCACATAGAATAGAATACGTATATAACCCTGGATATAATTCAGAACCGTCATCAATAGCTGTTACTTTAACATGTAACATAGTGGCTGGGTCGTTCGGATTAATATCATCACTTTTATAAACAATATGTGTTATTAATGGTGAAACATGTAAATCAGCATCAATAAAATCCCAAAAATAACTAACCCCACTAAATGTTATTGTTTCGCTATAAAGTGTCGCATTACCAGAGTCTTGTATGACTAATTGATAAGTTGCACCAGTTAGGGTACCAAGATTTTCAATTTGATAACTTGATCCGTTATCTATTGGTGTAAAAGTAATCCCATTATCAATACTATACTTTTTACCAGCTGTGGCACCATCACCACTTGTATTAATAGATAATATTCCGTTAAATGGATAATTACCTGGGGTTAATGGATCGTATATTTGAACTGCTGGGTTTGTGACAAATGTTAAAAAAGATGTTGATCCACTAATAACGTTATAGTTTCCATTTGTATCAACACTACCCCAAACTAATTTAAAATATTCACCGTCTTGTACAGCAATTAAAGCGTACCCAACATCGGGTGGTGGAAATGCGGATGTTGGTGGTATTTCAGCCACATTAAGTGATTTTATGGTATCACCAGCAGCATTTTTTACCTCAACCGTTCCACTATTTTTTGTCGCAATTTTTAATATACCGTTAGTGTCAACATAAATTGTTGTTTCACCATCAGCTAAAATGCCACTAAGTTGACCAAAGGTTAATTGTGATATTTTTAATTGCTCAGTTGCAAATAATTTAGATACTCCACTCATATTTCGTTATAATCAACTTTTGTGTCAACCAATGCCCAAACTAATTTAAAATTAAAACCATCTCTAACAGCCGTAAGGGCATAACCCTCAAATGCGCTTGGAAATGAAACTGGTAATGGCGGTATTGGTAAATTTTTTATTACATCACCACCAGGATTAACCTCATTTGTTGTCCCAGATTCTTTTGTTGCCATACCCAAAGATCCATCGGCTTTTTTATATAAAAGAGTTTCACCCTCTTCAATTAAATCCTCTACTTCTGGTAAAGTTAATTCATTTAACTTAGCTTGTCTTGTTAAGTCTATTTTTGTAATGTTTGCCATGTTATTAAATTACTTTAATTGGTTTAGGGAACGCCCTGAATTTTAATGATGTGTTTACATATGTAGCTTCTTCAGAAACTCGTTTAAGTATTTCAAGTGGGCTTAATCTACCCAACATAGTACTTAATTCAGTTTTTAAAGTTACCATCTCATCCTTACCTTCAGATAATAATGATTGATATTCAATTTCCATTTGTGCATCTGGTACTGGTATTTTACCACCAAATGTACCTCTAACTCTACCGAGAGTTTCTTTACAAAGTGCGGTAAAATATCGTCTAACCCAAACTTTTGATGGGTCATTTAAATCATCAAATGACATATTATCCAATGGAACATCCATAGGTGATTTTATTATATCTTTATTCGCTCTAAAACAAGCGTCTTTATCTTGCGGGTTAATATCATAATACCAATACCAAACTTTACCCTGATCAAAAAGACTACTTCTAAAGTCATAACGATCACCAGGTGTATTCATTAAATGAATGTATTTTTTACCATTTGGTGCGTTTGTTATTTTGTAAATAAGTTCGGATCTAACAATTCTATTTTTAAGATTCCTGTCAGATGCTCTCATTAAAATGTCAAATGCTGGTAGTATATAATAACTACCAAGACCGATGTATTCGCCACCAAATGCATTACTCCAAACACCAATAAATGGATCAATAACCGCTTGGTCGATAGTTGCTGGCGTGAACCACATAACCTCATTTATTTCACGATTTGCTGGTACTTCATAGATTTGTTGACCTTTTACCAATTCAATAAAATCTTTTTTAAGAACAAAACCACCCTCACCAGCACCAAGTCCCACAATTTTTGAATAAGAGTAGGTATATTGGGTCACAAAATCCTGGCCTCTAGTGATAAAAGCTCTGGTTAAATCAGCTTCAGATACGTTTAAACCGATCAAAGCTGGCCATTGGTGTTCAATTATATAATTCTGAATAAATTCAATATAATCTTCTGTGGCAATTTCCAATAAACTGTCCATTTGCTCCTCTTCCAGTTGTATTTTTCTGATTGGGGCGCCTAATCTGTGTTTGACTTGTTTAAATATCTTTTGTTTTTCTTCTGGATTTATTCTCATGGTAATGATATTTATCTATAAATATCGGACACAATGGATAAATATAAAAACGCTATATTATTTGAAGAGATTACCAGAATGAAAATGTTATCTGGTGAAATGATTACCGAAGAAGAGTTAAATGAAATTGATTGGGAAGAGGATTTTGCTGATGTTAGTAAAAAATGTATCACTGGGGCAGCTTTGGTTGAGTATTTAAATACGGTTTTAGACAACTACGAAAAAAAACCAAAAGATAGAGAAAAACTGTCACCAGATAAACCTTACATACATAATAAAAGAATACCAAAAACAGCTTCTGGTGAAATTGATATTGATGCTTTTATAAAAAATATAACTTCAATGCCAAATAAACTTATCAGTATAAATGATAAGATGAAAAAATCAACCGATGGTGGTGTAATTTCGGTTAATATTGGTATACCAGCACTTCGTGGTTTAGTCTATGACATTGAAAACACACAATTTTATTTTGTTAATACTTGTCCAGGTGCTGGGGCTTGTGCTACAATATGTTATGCGAGAAAAGGTAGTTATGTTTTATATCCAGATGTTTTTGTTAACCAAACTAGAATATTAAATTTATTACTTAACTACCCAGCTAGATTTGAAAAATTATTAAAAAATGAACTCGAGGTTGTTGCGGTTAAGAACCCAGATGCTGTGATTGAATTTAGATGGAACGATGCTGGCGATTTTTTTACAAAAAAATATTTGCAAATTGCTTTAAATATAACCAAGGAGCTTAAAGCTGAGGGTTACAATATTAAATCATACGCATATACTAAAATGGGTGATGTTGTTAATTTATCGGATCCAGACATGGTCGTTAACTTTTCAACGGATGCTAACAAAAGAGAAAGATCAAAAATAAAAAATATTGAGGATAAAAAACAAGCTGAAACAGTACCAAAAGAATTATTTGATGATCTTTATGTGAAGGATAGTAGCAAACGCAATTATGAGTTAGATAGTAAAGGTAGACCTATTTATGCCAGAGAAGATGGTGCTGAAATATTAAAAAGCAGACTTGGTTTGGCTTATAATGTGGATCCGCAAACAATTTTAACCTATGATGAGTTAATTAAAACCCCAGAGGGTGAACCGTTACAATATAATGTGATGATTGCACCGAAAGGTGAGGGTGACATCGGGGCTCAAAGAGCTGATGTTAAATACTCATTCTTATTGTTTCATTAAATCTTTAATCACTTCTTGCCCAACCGATAATTCATCGGTAATCATATTATCTCCCATAACTTGGTTGATAATTTTCATTTTCCTTCTTAGTGTGTTAAACATTATCACATCCAAAGTTTCATCAAACAATGGGTATATAATGTGAACGTCATTAACTTGTCCAATCCTGTGTGCCCTATCTTCGGCTTGTGCGTGGTTAGTTGGTGTCCAATCTAGATCGTTGAATATTACGATCGTACCTTCGGTTAAAGTCAAGCCAACACCAGCGGCAACTATATTACCACAAAAAACTTTTACTTTATCATCTGACTGAAATCTATCAACAGCGAGTTGTCTTTTTTCTTTTGAAACCGAGCCATCTATTATTACAGAGCTTTTACCGAAATGTTCGTGGATTGAGTTTATTGATTGTGTAAAACAACTGAATATTATCACCTTATGACCATTTTCAATGAGGTCTTCAGCTAATTCAATAGTATGACTTATCTTATCGTTAGACAAAAGTTGTCTAACCTTAATTAATTTTGTAAGGTGATCTGTCACAGAGGGTTTCTCACCTATCGCTAACATTTCCTCAACCCACGCTTCGTATTCAGCAATATAACTATTGTAGTTTGTGCAAAGTTCTATTGGTAAATAAACTGGTTTAATTGTCTTTTGTGGTAGATCAATAGAATCTTTTTTAGTTCTTCTCAATATACAATCAGCCGAATATTCTCTAAGTTCGTCTAAATTAGATGCGCCAGAAGTAACCCAATACTTTTGTTTGGTGCCTTTTCTATTAAATTGTTTTGCCGCACAATATCGTCTAACATAGAACATCCAATTTATCGCTATTGGGGACTCACATAGGTATAATAGATTATAAAAATCAACAGGTTTATTTGTTATTGGAGTTCCAGTTAAAAACCACCTGTTTGGTATTTTTGACGCAAAATTATTAAAAATTTTAGTTCTGTTTGAAGTTGAGTTCTTTAAATAATGGGCCTCATCCGCAATAACTAAATCAAACTTATGAAAGTCTATTGGTGATGGGGGTAGGTCGGATAGTTTAACACCTCTTTGTGGTAAGTAATGGAAATTTTTTAAAATATCATAGTTTACGATAGTCCATTTTTTTGCTCTGAAATCGACCCCATCAACTATTGAAACGTTGTCACCAGAATCATAATTCATTATTTCTTTTTTCCAATTTAACTTTAATGATGCTGGGCAAACAACCAATATTTTTTTAAAACCACCCTCAAGTGCAGCTATTATTGAAGACGTGGTTTTACCAAGACCCATATCATCGGCTAAAATAAATTTTTCATTTTCAAGTAATTTATTTATTGCCTCTATTTGGTGTGGTTTTGGTTCCCTTTCATATTTTGAAAAGTCAATTTCTGGTACTTTTTTTAATTTTTTTATACATTCTTTTGAAATGAATATTGTTTGGTAATAACCACAATCACCACCAAAACAACCCCATATGTGTAATAGGTCATCTTTTCTGGATAATAATTTATCTATATAAATTTTATCTGGTAAAAACTCTAATTTAAGTTGATCTTTAACAAATTCCCTGCAAGACTTATGTATCGCCACTTCTTTTTGAACAATATGCGGGGCAACATTATGAAATTTTATAATGTAATCGGATTGATTCTTTGTTGGTATAAAAGATTTGTTTTTAAAATAATCTTTTTGTATTTGTAATATGTAATCATTAACCCCGTTGTATGTCTTTAAAATATTAAGGGCTAATTTCTCTATTGGTAAATTCATCTTAGAGCATGGTTAAAAATGCGGGTGTGTTTTCACCCACATAAGCACCACGAGTATTGTATTCGAAGTGCTCTATTGCTTCTTCCTCTGATAACCCCTCATCCATTAAAGATTGAACGCACATAAAATCATCATAAACGGCGACTATGTTATTATCTTGTTGTATTTTAATACCAACCAAAGAATTTCTATTGTAATCTGGTAGGAATAGCATTTCATTATTATATTCAGAAAGTTGTTCTTCCGTTTCGTTTGATCTTTTTATAAACGAAATCATCGGATATTTTTCTAAAATTTCATTATTAAATTGGTTTAAAGCTTCTTTATACTCAATTTTATTGTTTTCACTCATTTTATCCAAAATAAGATCAATATCATATGCTGGAACAAATCCACAGTTCATAGAGTAACAAACCCCAAGCAATGCTTGATCAAAAGCAACGTCTAAAAACATATCCTTTTCGTCTATGTCGACAGCACAATATTCAATAATATGAGTTCTCATTCTTTTAATACAATAATAGTAATAATTTTTGATAAAGTCAATATAGGTGTTATTCAGACTATTTATAAGAAAAATTAATATGGAACGTAAAAATAGGATACCAATAACCAGATTATCGCGATTTTATGACGAAAAGGATTTTGAATTGGAGTTGGACATGGCGAGGGAGGTTATTGAGGAAGATGCTAATTTTACTGTTGTTTTATATAGAATAGATAAGGTTAACAGTAATAATGAAGATGTTTACGGTGAAAGTGAATCTCGCGAAATCAGATTTTTACCCCCAGTTGAGTTAAAAGTTTTATTGTCATTAGAGCAAGCTGAAAACAAATCTTATGGTGAGGGTAGGTTACGATATCAAGAATATGGTAATTTATCGTTTACTGTTTTAAATAAGCAATTAATTGATAAAGGTGTTGACATTAGTTATGGTGATATAGTTGGATACTCTGATAGGGAAAATAATTTAAAGTACTTTGAGGTATTTGACGATGGTAAAATAAACTCGGATAACGCACACACTCAATTTGGTTATAAAAGTTATTATAGAACAATTAGCTGTGTAACTGTTGATCCAGATCAATTTAACGGAATTTAATATGGCATTACCAGGTTCATATAAGAAAAAAGTAAACATATCAAGAGATAGACCCAATATTGAATACCCTTACATAATGGAAAGCGGTGCCGCTGAAAATATGAAGGATATGATAACAGACAAAGACACGTATTTACCTAAGGGTGTAATGCATATTGACTTGGATGCTGGGTTTAAGGACTTTGTCACGGAAAATATGGCATTGACATTAAATGGTGATAGGGTACCAGTATTTATGATGGGTATTCAAAAGTGGACTGAGTTTTCAAAAACTTGGAATTTTTCTGATGAGTACAAAAATGTTAAAATACCTTTTGTTAACATAGTAAGACAACCAGATACAAAACCTGGCTCAAACCCATCTTTAATATACAATATACCACAAGGTAAATCTTTTATCTATTCGGAGGTACCAACATGGGATGGTAATAGAAAGGGCGTTGATATTTATAAAATACCACAACCCATACCCATTGATATTAATTACGATGTTAGAATTTTTGCATACAGACAACAGGATTTGAATAAGTTTAATGCAATAGTTCTTAAACATTTTCAAAGTAGACAAGCGTATGCTGTGGTTAATGGACATTATATACCAATAATCCTAGAAGATACTTCAGATGAAAGTCAAATTACCGACTTGGATAATAAAAGGTTTTATGTGCAGCTTTATTCGTTTATGTTACAAGGTTTTATACTTGATCCAGACGATTTTGAAGTGACACCAGCAATAAGCAGAACATTTACGGTTGTTGAAAAGCAGTAACTCGTAAATTATTTTGAAAAGTAAAGAGTATTTCCTGTTTTTTGAAAAAATCAGAGATATTTATTGTAAGTAAAAGGTAAATAAAAAAATTAAAATTAAACAAATATGGCAAACAAAGTTTATGCATCACCAGGTGTCTATACCTCAGAGAAAGATCTAACATTTACTACTGAGACAGTTGGTGTTACAACCCTAGGATTAGTGGGTGAGACAAAGAAAGGCCCTGCTTTCCAACCTATCTTCGTTAGAAATTATGACGAATTTAAAGTTAGTTTTGGTGGCACGAGTCCTGAAAGATTTAGAAACACCCAAATCGTAAAATATGAATTACCGTACATCGCAAAATCGTACTTAAGTCAATCAAATCAGTTATTTGTAACCCGAGTATTGGGTCTTTCTGGTTATGACGCTGGTATGGCGTATGCGATTAGGACTTTAGGTACTTGTGATAAAACCACACTAGCGTACACAGATACAACTTATATATTCGACTTTACGGTTGATATTGATGTGCCTAGTGGTCAACCTGGTACTTTTGTGTTATCTGGTACCTCAACAGAGGTTATTGATCACATATCAACATTAACTGGTGTTGATACAACTAAATTTGATACGGCTTATTATAACTTCTTTAACGCAACAAACTACACAGTAAAAGATTGGTATAAAAACAATATATTTTATTGGGGTATCTTGGACAGCTCTGAACAAACAGCGCTTGTTGCGGATAGAAATGCTCAGGTATTAACTGGCGCTGGCCCAGCTACACCAGCTTTCTTAGATGCGTATGAATTAGCTATTGGTATCCCAGTTGCTGATAGAACAGATGATATCTTGATAAAAGAATTTACCTTTAATGAAACATCTGATCAATACGAAGGAACATCTTTTGCCATGTTTGCCTACGATATCACTGGTACAACAGCGACAATTTATTCTGGTAAGATTAAATTAGTTGTTTATGACTATATCTGCTCACCAAACCAAAAGTATCACAAAAAGACAGTTGCTACTTTAAGAAGTAGAGGACAATACATTTCAAACATATTGGGTTACAACGTTGATTCAACAACAGTGACTTATGATCAGTTCGATGCGGCTTTAACAAACCCATATGCGACATTTGATATAACTGGTTCAACAACTGGCGGTACAAACTTCTCATATACAGTTTCACTTGATAAAACAAAGAAAAACTATATTAAGAATGTTTTGGGTACACAAGCATTTGATAAAGACACATTCTTATTTGTTGAGGAAGTTTATGACTCTGTTATAAAGAAAGGTTGGAACTTCAACCAAATTAAAGGTTTACACTTTGATTTGATCCCTGTAAATACTTGGGATCATTTAAAATTCCAATTCCAATCACCAGCAACACCATTCTTCGTATCTGAATTAAGAGGTGGTTTACCACAAAGATTATTTAGATTAATATCTATATCTGACGGTGGTAACGCTAATACAGATATCAAAGTTTCAATCGGTAATGTTGATTTAGATAGAAAAACATTTGACGTTTACATTAGAGCATTTGCGGATAGTGACAAAAACCCATTCTTCCTTGAAAGATTTTTATCTGTATCTATGGATGAATCTCAAGATAATTACATCGGTAGAAGAATTGGTACTATTGACAACAAATATCCTTTAAGAAGTTCTTATGTGGTTGTTGAAATGGCTGAAAATGCACCAATTGATGCTGTTGCATCTGGTTTTGAAGGATATGAGTTTAGAACATTTGGAACAGGTTCAACTGAAGCTGATTTCTGCGGTGTACCTGAATTATCTTACAAAACAAAATACTATGCTCCAGGTGAATTAATTGTAAATCCACCTTTCTCAAATCCAATATTTTCACTTGGTGATAAAGTTAGAAAGATTTATTTAGGTTTCACCGATCTTGAGTATGGTTTTGATGCTGACTTATTACAATTCAAAGGTAAAGTTTCATTAACTGGTGACAATGCTTATAACGATGGTTTAGATTGGACAACTAAAACCAAAGGTTTCCACTTGGATATCAATGCGGGAACAATTGTGGATACAAATGGAAACAATGTATTTGCAGCTGGTGTTGGTACCTTTGTTGATCCAGTTGTTATAGCTTCAACATTGACTCATCCATATCACGACATTAAAACAAGAAAATTCACAGCTTTATTATCTGGTGGATTTGATGGTTGGGATATTTACAGAGAACAAAGAACAAACGGTGATGACTATAAAATTGGTAGAAACGGTTTCGTAGCTGCTGGATTCGATACATTTACAAGTGTTGAATACGGTGACTTGTTTGGTACTTCAGATTATTACTCATACTTGTATGGTGTTAAAACATTTGAAAATCCAGAACAAACTGTAATCAATATTTTAGCAACACCTGGTATTGACATACTTAATAACACAGAATTAGTTAGAGATACCATTGAAATTGTTGAAGAGAAAAGATTGGACTCAATTTACTTACCAACTTTACCAGATATCAAGTTAATTGGTAATAACAACGCTGCTAACACAGAAGATTGGTTATTCCCTAATGATATCATTGATGAATTGGAAACAACAGAAATTGATTCTAACTATACTGCGGTTTATTACCCATGGATTCAAATTTCAGATACCGAGAATAATGCTAATCTTTACATACCGCCAACTGCTGAGGTTGTAAGAAACTTAGCGTTCACTGATAATGTAGCACATCCTTGGTTTGCAACCGCAGGTTACAATAGAGGTATTGTTAACTGTATCAGAGCTCGTATCGCATTAGATCAAGAAAGTAGAGACATTCTTTACCCAGGTAGAATTAACCCTATCGCCACATTCTCTGACGTAGGAAATGTAATTTGGGGTAACAGAAACCTTCAATTGAGAGATAGTGCATTGAACAGATTAAACATCAGAAGATTATTGTTACAAGCAAGAAAATTAATTGTAGCGGTAGCAAACAGATTATTGTTCGATCCAAATGATGCACAGGTTAGAAGTCAATTCTTATCACTTGTTAATCCAATCTTGGATAACATCAGAAAAGAAAGAGGTTTAACCGACTTTAGAGTTTCATTGGTGAATGAAGTTGAGGATAATGATAGAAACACACTTAGAGGTAAAATCTTCCTTAAACCAACACCAACATTGGAATTCATCGAATTGGAATTCGTGGTTACACCAACAAGCGTATCATTCGATAATATCTAATAAAAATAGAATAAATTTAAAAGGGCTCTACTCGAGCCCTTTTTTTATGTACCAATTTTAAAAATTGTACAGTACCATATATCATAAGTTCCTTTTATATAAGAGTACCATTATACATTTTATTATTTATCTATTATTTACTAATATTGTTAACTATTTATGTATATAGTATGTATTAAAAGTACCTTTTATATAAAAGGCCCTATTCAATAGTAAGGAAAAAAAATGATAAAGTCAAGTGTTTACAAAAATTTTTTTTCAACTATTTATTGTAAAATAAAAAAGTATCTGAACAAAGCGATTTTACCAGATATTTATATAAAAGAAATAATCAATTAAAAAAAATAGAAAATTATGGCGAACTTATTAATGAAAATGCCTGTACCTTACGAACCGAAGAAACAAAACAGGTTTATCCTAAGATTTCCAAGTTCATTGGGTATTAACGAATGGTTTGTAATTTCAACGTCAAGACCTAAGATCACCATTGGTGAAGTTGAAATCCCGTTTTTGAATACATCGACTTATGTGGCTGGTAGATTTAACTGGGAATCTATTGACGTTACATTTAAAGACCCTATTGGGCCGTCAGCCGCTCAAGCGTTAATGGAGTGGGTTCGTCTACATGCCGAATCTGTTACAGGTCGTATGGGTTACGCAGCTGGTTATAAAAAAGACATCGAACTTGAGATGTTAGACCCAACTGGTGTTGTAGTTGAAAAATGGATCCTTCAAGGAACATTCTTGACCAACGTTGACTTTGGTTCATTGGATTACAGTGCGGAAGATATTGCTGAAATCACAGCTACTCTTAGACCAGATAGATGTATCTTGGTATACTAATTTTGTAATAAAGATAATAACAGTACCCGATTTGCTTACCGTAAGATCAGCAGTCGGGTCTTTTTTTTTATCCATTAAGTACGTTTCCGTATTTGGTGATAAACTCATTTATCTTTTTTTTAACCTTTTTAATTTCATTCATTTCGTGTTCCCAAATCACCAACAAAGTGTAAGTCCTATCAAACTTTACAATTTTAACTTTGTATTGATCGTTTTTTAAATTTTTTCTTTGGAAAGCATATTTTGGTTCTGGGTTGTGCGTTTTACAGCAATGAAAAAAACATCCATGGGTTTCAACCAATATATTGTAATCGGTTAATAAAAAATCATATTCCCTATTTTTAAAGATAAAATGTGGTTCAAATGACACACCCATCGAAGTTAGTAATTCACCAAAGGTTGTCTCAAGACTTGATGTACCATTCATTTTTTTAAACATTTTACCGATTTTACTTTTCTTTTTAGCCATATTGTTCTATTATTAACTATAATTACCGTGAAATCTCAAGTAAACGGTAAAAAATAAAAAAAAGATAGTTTACACTATTTAAGAATAGATTATAATTAAAGAACAAAAAAAATTATTATATGGATAATTCATTTATGGAACCAGCGCATGACGTGATTTCTTTGCCTTCACAAGGTAAATTTTACAAAAATAAAAAATCAACTGTTAAAGTGGCTTACCTAACAGCCGCAGACGAAAATATCTTAACATCACCAAATCTTTTACAGAGTGGTAAAGTTATTGATGTTTTATTGGATAAGAAAGTAATCGATCAAGATTTAAAAGCTGGTCAAATGCTTTCTGGTGATAAAAACGCGATATTATTCTTTTTAAGAGCAACTGGTTATGGTGAAATGTATCCAGTTGAATTATCTGATCCAAAAACTGGGGAAAGATTTGAAACTGAAATTGATATCAGTCAATTCCAAGCCAAAGAAATTTCTGTTAATCCAGATGAAAACGGTGAATGTGATTTCTTCTTACCAAGAAGTAAAAAGAAAGTTAAGTTTAAATATTTAACAGCTGATGAGGATGATAAATTGATTAAAGAAGATGAAGCCAGAAGAAAAAAGCTTGGTCAAAATGCAATTTCACAACTACTAACAATGAGATTGACTGCTCAGGTTACAGAAATTGATGGTATAAGGGATAGGGGGCAAATTCAATCCTTTATTGACCAAATGCCAGTGGGTGATTCTGGTGCACTTAGAAAGTACATTAATGATAATGAACCAGGTTTAGATCTTAATGTATCAATTCAAGCGCCAAGTGGAGAATTTTTTTTTGGTGAACTTCCGATTACCTCAAAATTTCTTTGGCCTTACCTCGACTTATAAGAAAGATATACTCTATGAGTTTTACATTCTCATAAAACACGGTAATTTTAGCTACGCTGATATATTACATATGCCAGTTTATGAAAGAAGGGCTTTTATTGATATACTGATGGAAGAGAATAAAAAAGTTAAGGAACACAGAGAAAGAGAAGTTGCCAAAGCTAATTCTAAAAGAAAATAAATAGAACCCACAATTTCTTGTGGGTTTTTTAATTTAAAACTATTTATATAAAAAGTAAAAAATCATGTCTATCGAAAAAATAAAAGAAAGAATACGAATGATCGAAAATAATGATTTCACAACAACTGGTGAAACAATTAATGAAGTTCTTAGAGGTGGTGAAGAAGATATGGAGCAAGTGTTTAAAGCAAATGATAGGGGTATTCTAAATAAATTAATGAATAAAGTTAAGAGAGGTCTTCATTTAAGTGATAGAGATCAGAAGTTATTGAATATAATGTCCAAGACAGATCAAAACACAAGAGACATTCAACAAGCCGCCGACCAATTATTAAGAGGTGGTGGGGCAACTAGGGTTGAGATAGATTCAAAAACAACCGACTTACCTATAAAACATGAAACAGATGTATTTAAAATATATCAGTTAATGAAAAGATACAATATTTTACCAGCTTCGGATTTAGACCCAAATACGTTTAAATCAAAAAATAGATATTTGATACGTTCAACATCTTCAGAAGATGATACCTTAGTTATTTTAAATAGTAAGTTAATTTCAATACAATTTAATGATTTAAGTTTAACTGATTTAGTGCGTATGGTTATTAAATATAGTAATTCTTTCAATCAAAACGATTTTAGAAATTTTTATAACGAATTAAATAATAATAAATCACAATATAATGTTGCAAGCACCTCAATAACAAGTGGTGGAAAATCGATTATAATAAATTTTTAAATTAACTGATGGCTAATTTTTTTTCACAGGGTGATCTTTTTAGGCAATTTACCGAAGCACAAGGTGTTCTTGATAGAGCTAAACAAGCTGGTATTGTAACTGAACGCGAACGACTGGCGATATTAACTGATGTTTATACCGCAGAAATGAATATTGGTAAAGCCAGAAAAGACATGTTAAAATCCGATGTTAAAGGGTTAAATGTATTAAAGAGAGTTGCTAGCGTTGGTAAAAAAATCAGAGACCAACAAAAACAAAATTTAGAGTTTAGTAAAAAAATTAAAGAAAATGACGCTTTAATCGAAAAACTTGAGATAAAAATATTAAAAGCTAGAAAAAAAGGTGATACGGCATTTGCCGATGCATTAACAAAACAAAGAGATAAAATGAAGTTGGATAACCAAATGAATAAGGTTACACAACAACAAATGAGAAGAACAATACCTTTATTAGGAAGAATGGGTTCTGTCGGAGCGGCCATATCTGATGTAATGGTTAGTATTGGTAGTGTATTAGGTTCAGTATTTTCTATATTAGGAGCTGTTGCATCAACTTTAATAAAGGTTGGTAGTATTCTTGTTAAGATGGTTTTAGCTCCACTTAAAAAAGCTTTCAATGTATTTTTAGAAATACAAAGTACTGTTGGAAATTTAGCCGCAGATATTGGATTAACCGCTGAGGAATCCAGGGGTTTACTAAATAATTTTGCGTCACTTACATTGTCAGCCATGAAATTTGGTGGGACAATGAAAGATGTTGCAACCCTAATATCAACATTTAGTGAAACCACTGGTAAAAATAGATTATTCAATGAACGTGAAGTAGAACAATTAATTGAATTAGGTTTAGGCACAAATTTAGGTGTACAAGGTGCTGCTGAATTAGCGTCTAGCTTTGATAACATTGGTATATCACTCGAAAGAACAATTAACTTAACTGATAAAGCCAGAAATATGGCTGCTAAAATGAATTTAAACTCCACAAAAGTTTTAAAGACATATAAAGGTTTGGTTGAAAGTTTAAGTGGTATTGGTTTTGGTAGAGGGTTGGATAATTTAACGAAATTGGCGGCAAAAGCCACCGCAATTAGATTTGATATAGTAAAATCAACTGAAGCGTTTACAGATTCTTTTTCTGATTTAGAAAAAGCTGTTGAAGCTTCTGCTAGAATGCAAGTATTGGGTGGAAAATTTGCTGAAAATTTTGGTGACCCAATGCAACTCGCATTTGAATCCATGAATGATCCAGCTAAATTAGCTGAAAGAGTTACTGGTTTGGTAAAAGGTGCTATAATCAAAAGCGGTAAAGATTTTATCATACCACCAGCTGAAAGAAAAATGCTTCAAATAGCTGCCGAAACATTAGGTCAAGATTATAATGAACTTAAAAATACTGCTTTAGAACAAGCTAAGATTGCGGATAAAA